AGCGAAATGACATACAACTTGGGTAGAGTTGCTATCTTCACTGAAGATGGTGATGGCTACGAAGCAAGGATGATGAGAAGTGGCGAAGAGATTGTGAAGCACATGGGCAAACTTCCTGAGAACAACGTAGAGGTTGACACAGGTAGGTTCATTGTTCCTCTTGACACAAGAGAAGGTGATTGGAACAAGAACTACGGTAAGCCATTACCAAAGGAAGAATACCGAAGAAGCGGTGTATTCGTTGGTGAAGTTGATGGACAGATGGGCAAGTGGGACTTTTCCTACAAAGGCACTTCCTGTGTCCACTTTGAGCCAAAGACGTTTGAGTTCGTTCACTTCAGTTGCATACCTAACTCTTTCAGAGCAGGTGCAATAAGTGGTGGAACTGACACTACACTTACTTCATTGGTATACAATGCAGACCTATCTACTGACTCTGAGACTTACAGAGATGTATCTCAGATTGATATCCAAGACACTCTGATGGAGTTCTGTGAGACTAATTACAGCCCATTGGTAGACATTGACAGATACCATGCTTCTGCTATGAGCAAAAACTATGCAGATAGATTCGTCTTTACTGATGGCAGTGTTACAAGTATCAACATGAGAGCAACCAGTAATGGTAACAGGATTGTTAACTTGGATGACTTCAACACAGAGATTGATTGGGATGGAGATGGTTTTAGTGGCACAACCTGCTGGATACCTGAGAACGTAGACATCAACTTCGGTATCGGTTCTTCGATAATCGTAGTGGGTAGAACGTCTCAGTCTGCTGAGAACCCAACAAGTATCAACGTTTCAGGTCTCTTTGTCGTGAACAATCGTGGCGGAAGTCCTGAGCAGATTGATGTTGTAGAAGAAGATGAAGACTGGTTCTTCGACTGAGGTGTTCGCAATGGAATACAGTATGGTTACTGATTCCAATGGAGGTCTCGTTATTCATGGGAGAAGTTTTGCTTTTCTTATGGATAGCGTAGACTTCCTAACTTGGAAGTACAACCCTGATACGGGTGACTATTGGACAAAGTTTCACTTTGAATCCAAAGATGTAAGAGTTAAATTGTCTCTTGTAGAACTTAATGAACTACTAAAACAATGGAAAGGGATTTCATTTAATCCTGATAATTATAAGAATGGTGATAGATATGAGTTGGACAAACAACGATAAAACAAAGGCAGTGCAAACGAAAGAATCTGACAAGGGTAAGTATGCTCTTCGCAAGAAGGCCATGCTTGAGCAGATAAAGCAAGCACAGGAGAACAACAAGTCATTCCTGTGTCTTGGTATTTGGGGAGAACCCAAGTCTGCTAAGTCGGCAACGGCTATGGATTTGTTAACGGAAGAGGACATCAAGAACGACATGAAAGTTCTAGTGTTTGACTTTGACAACAGAGCAATAGATGTGAAGAGGAATCACTATGGGAACATAGAGAATCTGATAGTATACAACCCGATAGTCAGGAAAGATGGGAGTCTAGTTGACTTCGATGAGACTATGGATAATGCAAGAGCATTCTACCAAATGGCTCTAGAGATACTAGAGGAAGACAAGTTGAAGGCAGTCATCGTAGATGGAGCAGACAAACTCCTGACAGATGTATGTGAGACTAAGATGCGTGAGAAGCATGGCATGGATGCTGATACAGTAATTAAGCAACCTCCGTATGTTTGGGGTGACAGAAACACTCCTTACAAGAACTTCTTGCACAAGCAGATACTAGAGATGCCATGTCACAGAATTGTGATTGCACACTCTAAAGACAAGTATGCTGGTAATCCCAACCCTGTTGGTGTTGAGGCTAACTGGCATTCTTCAACTGAAGACATCTTTACTGCGACAGTCAGGATGTCTAGAGACATCAGGAAGAACGGTGCAACCTTTACCGCTATGGTAGAAGCAAGTGCTAGAAAGCCTGAGATGATTGGTAAGAGATTGAAAGTCTTGACCATCGAAGATGGTAAAGTAGATTGGAACGGTTTCCCTGAGATTAAAGCAGGTGAACTTTGAATGAGGAATAAATATGATAATACGAATGAACACAAAAACGCTCTGTGATGCGTTGACAGATATACAGATGAAAGGAAAGTATCACAATGGGGATACTGCGAAGAACAGTCAAGTTTCTGACTATGCTATGTTGGAACTCGATTCTGCTGCTTCTAGTCTAACATTGTATAATGCAGACAACACGACTGTCTGTGGCATAACAATAGAGACACTTAGCAGTGGAGAGCAGGATGTCGGATTGGTCACAATAGAGATTGAGAAGACACTGAAGTATCTGAAGACGTTTGATGAGAACGTTCTAATCGAGATTGGAGATTACGTCAAGGTTAGTGATGGCAGTAAAAATGCCTCACTCCCCCTTGTCGTCTCCCATCCTAGCACTGCAATGATTGCAAGGCTTCAGGGATATGAGATTGATGAGTCTAACCCAATGTTCGGTAGTGTGGAGTTTGAGACTGTCATAGTGACCAACTCGGATAACCTTACTGATGCAGTCAAGACATGTGACGTTATCAACAACGCTAGGTATCTGTTTGATTCCGATGGTGAGCAGTTCACTATCTCAAGCAGGAAGTCTGACATCGATAAGGTAGATGTCGTTGTTCCCACAACATCCAATGAAGGAGAGTCTTCTACTGTTGAAGTAACTGGTCAGTTCCACAAGTTCTTCCCTAAGAATACGGAAGTGAAGATATTTCTGAAAGACGAGTCTCCTATTGTTTGGAAGGCAGAGAATAGGGTATTGATTAAAGCCCCTTACATCGCAAGGTGATAATGTGATAATTACGAATACGAATGCAGGTATATGTCTTAGATGGCGTGAAGATGGTGAGAGAAAGGAGGATTTAATTTCCTTCAACAAGTTTCAGCCTCACTTCTTTGTAGAGAAGAACGCACGTTCTGTCAAAATAGATGGAGATACTATCTACATCAAGGAGACTAGAAGTAAGAAGAATACCTCTTTCAGTATGAGTCTATCATATGAAACAGGTGGTTGGAAGAACCTTCAAGGTAGAGAATTGGTGAAGGTCACTTGGTATCCTAGTCATAGTAAGTACATGAACAAGGTCAAGACGTTCTTTCATGACAGAGGTGAAAGAACTTACGAAGCAGATGTCAGGCATCATTACAGATATGCTGTTGATATGATGGATGAACTTCCTGAGTATGATATGCGTAAGTGGTATTGGGACATGGAGTGGATGCAAGGCGGTGAGCATGATGGTGCTATTACTGCCATTGTTGTTTACGATAACTTTGATGATGAGTATTATACTCTTACTTGGCAACCTGAAACTGGAACTGAGAAGGAGATGCTTGAAGAGTTTGTTTTGATGGTCAGGGAGAAAGACCCTGACATGCTTATCTCTTGGTTCGGTTGGAAGTTCGACTTGCCTAAGTTGATTGAGAGATTGCATGAGAATGAACTTGACCCAAGGGCATTATCTCCATGTATGGAAGTGGATGGTGTCTCCTTCTCTCTATCTCAGTCTAAGGTCAAACTATCCTATGGTAAGTATGGTATTGATGGGTATAGCCCTATCAACCAACCAATCAAAGGTAGAATATGCGTACCTCTAGACTTGGCTTTTGAGAGACAATGGAACGATGCACAGAGAGGAACTCTACCTTCACTATCTCTAGACTATGTATCTGAGAGTGTGCTAGGTGAGAAGAAGTTAGTCAGCGATAAGTTTCCTGATAAGAACGAGTTCTTCAGGAGAGGATGGCAAGAAGACACTGAAACCTATCTAGAGTATGCTTTGAAAGACGTTGAATTAATCAAGAGGATAGATGATGAGAACTTTACAACTGAAGCGATACTATCATTACAACGTTTACTGATTGCTCCATTCGATGCATGTTTCTACGCCTCTAACATGGGTGGAATATACTTCATGAGAAATGCCTCATGGAAAGCCCCTACGGGCATGAAAGGAGACAGGGTAGACTATGATGGTGCAATGGTCTATGACCCTCTCAGTGAGGCTACAAATGGCCTTCATTTGGGTGTTGCTGCCTTTGATTTCGCAGGTCTATATCCAAGCATGATGATTGCAAGGAATATATCTTGGGAAACCAAGTCAGACACACCAACTGAATTCGGTGTAAACATAAAAACGCCGAAAGACTTCTCAGACATAGAAGACTATGACATGAGATATTACAATACAGACAAACTAGGTTTACTGCCACAAGCAGTTCTAGACCTGAAAGTGTTGAGGAACGAATACAAGAAAATGATGAAAGAGAGCAAAAACAAATCCGACTATGTTAAGTGGAACAATAATCAACTTGCTGTGAAGAGGTTGATGGCTTCATTCTATGGAATTGTTGCATTTCAAGGATTTGGGTGGGCTGATGTTGATTTGGCTGCTAGTATAACTGCTAGTGCTAGAGAAGCAATCAGAACTGCCGCATTCAAAGTGAGGGAACTGTAATGCCGATAAAAAGTGCGAATATTGACTTTTCAAAGAGCAAAAAGGAAGAGAAACCTGAGAAATCAGAGTCTGAGTTGAGAAAAGAGGCTATGAATCAGATTTTTAAGGATGGAAGGAAGTTCTTGAGCATTTCAAGCAAGGTTTTGTTTGTTTTCATCTTCATTTACGGGTTATTCTCGCTTTTACGGGATGTGAACGTAATATGAAGGTGGTTTATGGTCATACTGACTCAATTTACGTTGATATTGAAGACAATAGCATCGAAACTGCTGAAAAGACCCTAAAAATACTAAATGAACACGTTAGAAAGTCATTTCCTAACGTTATGGGTCTAAAAGAGCATCCTGTAACACTAGAGTTTGAGAAATACTTCAGAACTTTGGGTGTTGGTGCAACAAAAAACAGAAATGCAGGTCTAATTACATGGAAAGACGGAGAATTTCTCGATGAAGAGGAGTTTGTGATGACTGGATTCACTGCAAAGAGGGTTTCTTTGACAAAACTAGCCAAAGATGTTCAACTTTCAGTGCTAAACATGTGGGTAGAAGGCAAATCTGAAGATGAAGTGACGAAATACCTGAAAGATATGTATAATAGAGTTCTCAGAGGAGAGATTCCTCTATCAGACATACTTCAGAGAAGCAGATATCGTGAAGAGAGGTTCATGGTTGACTGTAAGAACTGTCGTAGAAGGAATTCTATGTTTAGTTTGATACAGAAACCCTGTTGTGCAGCAAATAACTTAAACTTCACAACAATAAAAGGAAAGAGACCCACTGTTGGTTCAGGTATAGCAGGTGTATTATTCAGCCACTCCAAAGGCTATGAGGAGATAACTGATACATACCTGTACCTAAAGATAAACAGTAAAGAGACATTCTATAATCCCATAACCGGACAGAACGTTAAAGCAACATATGTCTCTTTGTTAGTAGAGGATGACTTCTATGACTATGAGCCTGACTGGTCACACTATGCTGAATCAGTCATCAAAAAAGCAGAGCCAATCTATCGAGCAATGGGTTGGGATATCAAGAAGATATCAGTAGATAATAGACAAAAGACACTAGAGGAGTGGTTTTAATGAGACAAAGTAATACAAATGAGTACACATATCAATGGCAACCCGAATACTATGGAGATGAAGAGTATCCCATATTGAAGATATCAAAGTCTTCACTTGGTTCTTACCAATGGTGTCCTAAGAGATATGAGTTTCAATACAAAGAAAGAATGCCAATAGAAACAACTGAAGTCATGATTAAAGGAAGTATCATACATAATGCAAGAGAAGATTTCTTCAATACTTTTGATGTAAAGAAGGCAGAAGATATGTCTTATGAGGAACTTGTGAATTACTGCATGGAACTTCATCCGATAGATGACTACGATGAGATGTATGAAGCAATGTCCATCTTTGAAGCAAACAGATTCTTAGAATCAAAGGAAGAGGGAACAACAGATGATTTTATTCCAGTTATCAATGAGATAATGTTAGATGCAAAGATTGTAATCAACAAGGATGAGAATTCAAAGTACCCACTGAAACAGGATTATGTTGTTCATCTTCAAGGTATTATTGACCGTATGTTCAAGGAAGGAAATAGATACATCCCTATGGAGTTGAAGACTGGTGGTTGGAAAGATTGGAAGACCACGATGATGAGAAAGGAGATGGCCTTCTACAAGATTCTCTTTGAGAATACACCCGATGAGAAGTTGATAGAGTGGGGGCTAGACCCTGAGATTCCTATCTCTCATTGGGGGTGGTACTATCCTGCGGCTAATTACATCTATGTAGAAGAAGTCAAGAAAGGTAGTATAACAGCAGTGAAGAAGGGTATTGCACAACTTATTCACTCATATGAGACGGGTATCTTTCCAACTAAGTATTTTGCAAAGACATGTTCAAATTGTAGTTTCTTTGGCATTTGTGATGCGGCTAACACCGAGAGTTGGTTCTGATGAAGTGGGAAGACTACTACAAAGCGAAAGAAGAATATAAGAAAAGGAGAAAGAAAAAATGATAGATAAAATGGTAAAAGAAGAATTAAATCAAAAGGTTTGGAGTTTCTCAGAGATAGCGAATGTATCTGAGACTGTTGATAATTTGGCTGAGATAATATACGAGAAGATGCCTACAACTGATAAACTGAAACTGGTTTGGGAGACAGATGTGTTTGCTGAAGAGAGAACACCATTTGGTCATATATACATGAACACAGTAATGTCACAATTGAAAATAAAGATAGCAGAAGTTGTAAGAGAGCAATTGCTTGAAGCAGAAGTCTCTTTCAAGGAGGAAAATAAAAATGAAAATGCCAAGAGAAGTGTGGGCAGGAAGTCATCTAAGAAACGCACCACAGATGAAAAGGACAGTAGTAAAAAATCGAAGTGAGTTTGTCAACTGGTTCAATTCCTACAATGGGAAGATGAACTGTTATACGACAGTCTATGACTTTGAGGACTTCAACAATGGAGTAAAATTAGACTTCTCGGTTGTCTTGGATAGAGCATTCCTAGATTTTGATGCTCACGATGAACCATTGGAAAATGCGTATAGTGACCTCAAAAAAGTAGTTTTTGATTTAGTTGCTGAAGATATCATATTCAAAATGTATTTTAGCGGCAAAGGTTTCCATGTATTTGTCTATGGAGAACCAGTAGATGATATCAGAAGCATTCAGCAGTATTATTCCAAAATCAGTGATGGTGTTGCTACGCTTGATAGAACGGGTATCCAGACTAATAGGCTAAGAAGAGTTCCTAACTCTATGAACCTCAGTAGTTCTGATGAAAACGATAATCCATATTTCTGTATTCCTCTTGTGGTTGAAGACCTATCAGGTTCTTTGAACGAGATACTTTCTATGGCTAAGAGACCTAGAAAGATATCCTCAAACAATGGGAGTAAATTGGTAGTGTTTCCTGAAATGGAAGCGATTGAGATATCAGAGGTAGAAGTTGACATACCCGTTCCAATCGGTAAGTTGCCGATACTCCCATGTCTGCATAACGCTGTTATGGTTGAGAACCCTAGTCACTACGCTAGAGTGTACTTGGTTCAATGGTATCGAGACCTGCTGAGTATGGGTGAGAGAGTTCTGTCTTCTGAGCAGAACGATAAAATTCACAAGACGATTATGGATGAATTGGAAGCCATTGCTTCACAAGAAGATGTTTGGTTGGATTGGGATTCTAGGACATCCTCAAAGTATGTTAGAGGAATTGTAGATAAGGGATACAACGCCCCTTCATGTTCTAACGTGCTTATCCCACAAGGATACTGCATTGGTAAATGTTGGAGGTATTACGATGGTGCTTAAACTAAAGATAGACAGTAGAGAACACTCAGAGTTAGCAGAGATGGTGATTCATAATTGTAGGGAGATTAATGTTCCCTATGAGAAGGAATGGTTAGACATTGGCGACTATACCTTCGGTGATGTATGCTTTGAAGCAAAGTCTGCGTTTGACTTCTTGCAGTCTGTTATCAACAAGAGGTTATGGAATCAACTAGACAACATGGATGCGAAGTTCATGAATAACATAGTGATAGTCTATGGTGACTTCAGAGATGCAGTTGAGAACTATCTTACTTATGTCAACAACAGACAAAATGCTAGGTTACTAAGAAACAAGTTTGACGGTGCTATTGGTAAGATAATACTGGATACTGATTGTAACATAATATGGGTTTCATCTGCAAAAGAGGCGGCTAGGATAATAGCAGTCGTTTGTAAGATGCAACCGATAGATAGGGAAATACATACTCCAAGTTTGATAAGAAAGCGTATTGCTACAACAGACTTGAGAATAGATGTGCTTTGCACAATTAAAGGAATTAGTGTGAAGAAAGCAAAACTCCTGATAGATAGATTCGGCTCTATCATGGAGATAGGTGAAGCCTCAGTCGAAGAGATATGTGAACTGGAAGGCTTTGGTAAAGTGATTGCCAAGAGGGTAATCGATGTGCTGAATAAAGAAGATAAAATGGTGATAACATGAATGAAAATGAATATGATGAAGATAGGATGTATTATGAAGGCTTAGGCGAAGAAATGCCATTGACCCAACCGAAGGCGATAGGTTTACCGAAGGTTGTGGAGCAATATGTAAAGAGTGCAGCAGATGTTTCAAAGTACAATGAGATACCTGCTGCGATTGGCTTCTTCGTTATACTTGGACAATTGTGTAAGGACATGGTTGCCATACCAAGCGGTAGAAGAGTAGACGACACTAGGATACAATTCATTTGGATGCAAACATCAGGAACAGGTAAGACCGAGATGTATAACTTCTTTGGGCCTGTTGCAAATGAGACATTCAGGATACTGAACAATAAGTACAGTGTTGATTATGATGTATTTAGTGTAGATGATACCACTGACGCTGCTCTCATTGGTTCTATGAAAATAGATAAGGAAAGAGTAGAGAACGATGATGGTGAAATGGAATGGGTAGAAATCCCGACACAGATTGATGGTGGCTTTGAGGGAAGCGGATTAGTTGCATATGATGAGTTTGAATACTCAGGTGTATTCAAGCAATCTCAACACAAAGAGAATGTAATCATGTATCTGAACAAGTTCATGAATACTCTTCATGGAGAAAACTGGATTATCAGAAAGAAACTTCGTGATGGAGATATCATAGAGTGCAGATGTCAAAGAAGTATCTATGCTACTACATATATTCCGAAGACACTGACCAATGTGATTGCTGAGAAGGGAGTTATTCAAAGAACTCTAATCTACATCAAGGAAGTTCCACAAGAAGTTCAAGATGAGTTGAGGGAGAAGGTTCTAGACGAAGTTGGAACTATCAAACCAAAGGATGCTCCTATCAAGAAGTTCGCACAGAATTTTGTTATTATCTATGAATCGTTGAGAAAAAGATTCGATGAAAGTGGTAGAGACCCATTGCAGACAATCACATTTGGTAAGGGATACAATGACGCTTTGAAGAATGAGTCAATCAAGATGAGAAACTATGTCGCTAACAGCAGACCTGAAGTGTTTGAGATTGCTGGAAACTTCATAACAAGACTAAATCAGACGATGACAAGGCTATCTGTGCTATGCTGTGTAGCAGAAGCACCTAACATCAAAGACCCAAGTAAGAGATACATCGTGACTGAAAGACACGCACGACAAGCCTCTTCTCTAATTCGACAATGCTATAAATCGCTTGTGTCGTGGCTAGACGTAGCATTGAAGGTGAAAACACATGCGCTGCATGAAAGAGTAGGCATCAATGCGTTCCGAGAAGCATACGAGGGGCTTAGAAAGAAGGGTGATGAAGGATGGGTAAACAAGACTCTTCTGCTTTCAAGAGTACGAGAAGAAACGAAGAAGGGACAAACTACGGTTTACAACAACTTCAAAAAGATTTCCAGTATGTTCGACACCAAGAAGATTGGTGTACGAACCTATTTGAAGATAAAGGAGGAAAAGAAAAATGAGTAAAAAAGATACATACGAACATCAGTTTTTGGTGTTCAATGTTAGTGATGGCCCAAAAGTGATAAATGAGTCCCTGAATACATATGGGAAAGATGGATGGTATCTGTCAACAATGATAACAGTTGGTGGCGGAGAACATCTAGTAGCGTGGATGGTTAAACCAAATCTAATCATTGCACCAAATCCAGCAGAGGCTCAGGCTAAGAAACTAGCAAATCTTTGGACAGGAGAAAGTGACAAAGAATGAATGTCTTAGCCCTAGACATAGAAACAAAAAACTACTCTCATGAAATTGGGGGTTGGGGTAACACCCATATGTTTGAGGTATCTACTGTCTGCACATGGGATGGCAATCACGGAACTGTATACATCGATGAGCCAATCAAGTCTATTCGCAAATCAGGTGTATCAGTAAAACCGCTTTCACAATTAAAGTTCGACTTAGATGACCACCATCAGAACAATGGTATACTCTTGGGGCATAACATCGTCTCATTTGATTTGGCAGTCTTGAAGAACGCTATGGACATATATTGCATTAAGAAATACTTAGATGATAAGGCATATATCGATACTAGTAGAATATTGAACAAAGCATATGGAGAGAGGTACTCTCTATCTAATCTAGTTCAAAATACTCTAGGTGCAGATAAACTCATGGATAGTGCAGATGCTCCTTTGGTTTGGAAAGACGGTAGATTCTCAGAAGTCGCAGACTACTGCCTGAAGGATTGTGAACTCGTATATGATTTGTGGATTCATGGAAAAGAGAACAAGATGGTGAAGGGCTTTTCCATAGATGAAGAAATAATGAAAGAATTGGAGGTAGATTGGTAAATGTCACCTTGGGAATGGTTTGGCTGGATAATCTTCGTTATTCTAGTTTCTCTACTGTTCTTTGCAGCATTCGGTAACTCAAAGTACACCGAAGAAAGCATAGATGAGTATATGGAGAACCTAATTAACGATGAGCGTGGTCGAACTGGCTCTAACTAAAAAATGCCCTTCCTGTTCTGAGGACACCATCCCTCAGAGAATTAAGGGTAAGGTTGTGGGTTCACAAGAGACTCTACACATTTGGCGTTGTAGAGAATGTAAAGCACTGTGGTCGGGGGAGTAATCCCTCGGCCACTTTGTCTTTTTTTTATGCAAAAATTTCAACATTATGCGAAATCAGTTGTCAGCCAAAGTACGACCTAGAGGGGATTGTGGGTCAACAAACATTATACCTCTTGGATGATTTTGAAAGAAATCGGGTTGATATGGCTGATACTTAGCGTATGAGTTAGGTGGCGTATCACCATATATCTGTTGTATGGATTCAGGCCAATCAAGTAGTGCCTGTCTGTAATCAGTTAACTGTTGCCTCTCTTCATCTGTCAATGAGTTCCATAGCATAGGTTTTGACTGATAATAGTCTACATATGTCAGCAGCATATAATCCCTTGATGCTCTGACTTTATCCATTGCTTCTTCCATGCTAATCGTTATTTCTTCTCCGTGTTCTCCTATCGCCATTTAATCACCTCAAGACACCGTGAATGTCGCTGTCATTCTAGCAGGGCCAATCTCCGTATTTGTGAATCCTGATAGTCCTGTTGTTCTCAAGTTAAATGTATCACCTGCTGAATACGATAAACCATCACCGCTTAGTGATGAGAATGACTTGACAAATGCATTTCCACCAGTTCCACTTGCATTGAAAGTTACTGTTGTAGTAGATGCTGACCTGTTCTTGAATACTGTAAACGTCTGATTGCTAGAATTCGTTTCTGACCCTGAGTTTCCAAAGGTGAAATCTAATCTAGTCAATGTGCAAGCAACTGGTATGGCTATACCAAAGTCAGTTCCTGACGAGGACTTGGTTGTATTATGCGCTCCATTACCGTATGAAGGCCAAAACCCTCCGGCATTTCCAGCGTTAGTCGAAGAACTGATGAAGTTATCTGACTCTTCAGCAGTAATAACAAAGGTCTCAGCAGCAGTAGATAGCATCCTTATGCTAATCTGAGATTGGTTAGACTCAGTTGAGATGTCTGTGGTATTCTGTGCATCTATTCTTATCCTGATGTAATCGTTAGCGGTATGCTCATAGATGAAAGAGGCTGAAAGACCTGAACCACCGGAAGCCTCTCTTGTGTAGACCTGTGACCTTGACTGTGCGATAGTTGTTGGAGAGGAGAATGAGTTATTGTCATCATGTTGAACAAATGCGAATATCCTTGTCCTGTCTGCCCCTCCACTGCCATCATCGTTTATGGGTATGGAATATGAAATCTCATATAAGCCAGCAGCAGCAAGTCTGATATGTCCATCAGTAGTTGATGATGCATTGTTATCAGGGTCTAATACCTCGGTGTCAAATGGTATGGTTACTTCTGTTGTAGTGACATTGACGTTACCTGAATCCATATACACAGATGGTTTTGCACCTGCACTACCACTACTGCCTCCTCCTCCACTGCTCACTGTTGCAAAGGAGAGTGTACCACTGCCATTTGTCTGTAACACTTGGTTAGCACTACCGTCTGATGTGGGGAATGTGTATTCTTCATTGAATGTAATCGCACCACCACTTGCTATTCCAAGTCTAACTGATGCGTTTGTAGCCGGATTAGTCGTTCCAGTGTTATCGGTAGTTCCTGTTAGGAAATCTATTCCACCACTTGCACCTATGTTGTTAATAATCTGCAATTTGTTGCTTGTTCCTTGGAAGGCGTGAGCAGTTATGTCGCCGTCTTGCTTGAACCACATGAACGGTAAATCAGCCTCATCGTTGTTATCGGTATCAGCCTCGATAATTATCCCGCAATCCAAATCAGTTCCACTTGAAACGTGTAATTGTGCATCAGGACTAGTCGTGCCTATTCCAACCCTACCAGCAGAGTCATCAACAAACAAATCACCGCTACCTACATTCAAGTCTCCTGTCAAAGCAAGAGTGCTTCCATTGAATGTCAGATTGGCTTCTCCATTCAAACCACTTGAGCCTGTTGCAGTGACTACTCTGTTATTTACACCGTTGGCAAGTGATGCACCACCACCACCTGCATTTGCATCCACATATGCCTTAATAGACTGTTGAGTTGCCAAAGCAGTAGCAGAATCAGAAGCCATGTTGTCTTCATCTAAAATTGAAGTCACTTGTAGCACTTCACCGTTGAGGCTCAATGCGGCAATATCTGCACTACTTGATGTGATAATCTTTGGCACACTTAATGTATCAATAGATGGATTGTATCTGAAAGCACCATCTCTTGCTAATGTTCCACCACTTCTATGAAATGCGATAGCATTGTTGGCATTCGTAGATTCATCAAGAGCAACTGTTACTGTCGCTGCATTCCCTGTCGTATCCTGATTCAAAGTCCCTACAACCAAGTCTATCGTACCGTCTGAATCCTGATAATCCACCGTTATACCTGTCTCAGTGTTACTAGAGAACATACCTCCAACGATATCTTGCACTTGCTCATTTGACAACTGTGTATTCGTGTTAGTGGTAAAGGTGAGATTGCTCTGCATGTATGATTGAAGAACAGAGATATCCATCCTCTTGAGTGTTCCAGCGTCACTCAATACTAATTCATCAGTTGATGCTAGACCACTTGTAAGTGCAGTTGCACCTGTGATATCTGATACAGAGAAGTTCATGTCATCTACAACGAAATCCATGTTGTTGTTTGTGTCATCATAGGTTACT